AGGTTTGACACTAAAGAAGAGCAAAGAGAACTTTCAGCAAGCGGAGAATTAGCAACAATACAAGCTGAATTTAGAAGATTGGGTGGAGAAATATCAGCAGGGGAGTTAGATTTAGGACTTTTAAAAGATCAGGTAAAGAACTTTGATGCGACTCTTAAGTTAACTCAATTACAGAAAAGAATACTTAAAGAAAATGAAATGGATCTCAGAGCACAGTTAGAAATAGAAAAAGCAAGGTTTGAAGGTTCTGAAGAAGAATTAATAGTTTTAGAACAACGAAATAAATTAAATAAATTAGACTTTGCAATAGAAAAACAGATAGCTGAAGTAGAAGCTATAAGAGAGAAAGGAAGTAAAGCGGAACTAGAAAGAGCAGAGCAGACTTTAACCAATCTAAGGTTACAGAAAGATTTAGAAGAACAGATAACACTAAACAGATTAAACGCTGCTGATCCAGCAATAAGTCGTATGAATGAATTAAATAAGAAGATGAAAGAACTTAACGATATAACAGAACAGTCAGTCAAGCTGTCAAAAGTGATGGGAGATTCGTTTGCTGAATCATTTAAAGGAGTAGTAAGAGGAACAATGACTGTGCAAGATGCGTTCAGAAATATGCTCAACAGAATAGCTGATTTCTTCATAGATACTGCTGCACAAATAGCAGCTACTCAACTGCAGAGAAGTATTTTGGGTCTGTTCGGCAATATGTTTAATTTCAGCACCACACCTATGAATGATATACAAGGCACTGTTATGTATGCAGCAAACGGTGGTCCTGTAGGAAGGAGAAATCCATACATGGTAGGAGAACGTGGACCAGAACTATTTGTTCCGAATCAATCAGGAAATATTATTCCGAACCATGATTTAGCTGGTATCGGGGGAGGCTCAACAACTGTAATTGTGAATGTAGATGCTTCTGGTTCTTCTGTTGAAGGTGATGAACAAGAAAGCAGAGAACTTGGTCGTCTTATATCAGTTGCAGTACAATCTGAATTAATACAGCAAAAAAGACCAGGAGGATTACTTGCATAATGGCTACATTTCCTTCAATAAAGCCTACTTACGGGCAGCAAAAAAGATCCGCACCAAATACTAGAACAATTCGTTTTGCTGATGGTTATGAACATAGACTTTTATTTGGATTAGCACAACATCAAAATCCTAAAATATTTAACTTTACTTTTGATGTTTCAGAAACAGATGCAGATACAATAGAAACCTTCTTAGATGCTAGAGCAAATGATAGTGATAGCTTTACTTTTACCCCACCTGGAGAAAGTTCATCTTCTGAATTTGTTTGCGAAAACTGGAGTAAATCAATACCATATAACAATAGAGCTACTATTCAAGCCACTTTTAGAGAAGTATTTGAACCAGCATCATAATGTCAGTAAACGCATCAGTATTTAGCAGTCTACAAGACATAAATCCGTCAGCAATCATTGAATTGTTTACGCTTCAATTATCTACTGCATTACATGGAGCAAATACAGTTTATAGATTTCATGCTGGAAGTAGCTTAAATGCTAACGGACAGATCGTTTGGGATGGTAATGCTTATCTTAGATTTCCTATACAGGCAACAGGTTTTGCTTTTCAAAAAGGGCAGTTGCCAAGACCAAAAATAACTATCAGCAATGCCACAGGATTAATTTCAGCAATACTTTTATCAGTTAATGAAACAACAACTGGTAACGATTTAACGGGAGCTACAGTTACAAGAATAAGGACATTAGCTAAATTTATTGATGCTGTTAATTTTGCTGACGAAACAAATGCAACTGCTGATCCTAATGCGGAGTTTCCTCAAGAAATATATGTAGTGGATCGTAAATCAACAGAAACTAGAGAAGTTGTTGAATTTGAACTAGCTGCTCCAACGGATCTTGCTGGTGTTCGGATTCCAGGTAGGCAAGCCACTCGTTCAATTTTTCCCTCTATCGGTACGTTTGTTCAATGACTTGGAAATATAAAGCACTACTTCATGCACAACGAGAAGATCCTAAAGAATCTTGTGGTTTGCTTTTAAATGTAAAAGGTAAAGAAAGATATTTTCCTTGTCGTAATCTTTCTATGACAGAGCATCAATGTTTTATTATCGACCCAGAAGATTATGTAAAAGCAGATAATACAGGAGAAATAGTTGGAGTAGTTCATAGTCACCCCATCACCCCACCTACTCCTAGTCAAGCAGATAAAATTAGCTGCGAAGATAGTAAGTTACCTTGGTATATCGTAAATCCAAAGACAGAACAGTGGGCATATTTAGAACCATGTGGATATAAGCCACCTTTATTGGGCCGTCAATGGGTATGGGGTATAACTGACTGTTGGAGTTTAGTAAGAGATTGGTATAAAGAAGAAAAAAATATCGAACTTAGAGATTGGGAAAGACCTACAACATTAGAAGAATTTAATAACAAACCCTTGTTTGAGGGCTGTGCTTGGCGAACAAACTTCAGAGAACTTAGACCTGATGAAAAATTACAAGATGGAGATGTTTTACTTATGAGCATTTTGCACCCAACTTTAAATCATGTAGCATTATTTTTTGAAGGAGATGTTATTCACCATTTAACCGATAGACTATCTTGTAGAGAGCCTTACTCTGAATGGTTGTTAAAATGTACGGGAAAGAGGTATCGCTATGCTTCGTAAAGTAAAACTGTATGGACAACTAGCAGAGTTTGTCGGGCATAAAGAGTTTGATGTAAAAGTTGAGAGTGTAGCTCAAGCTGTTAGTTTTTTAATTCATAATTTTGCAGGATTAGAAGCATATATGAGTCCAAAATATTATCAGGTAAAAGTAGGTAATGATGAAATAGGTACAGATGAATTAGGTTATCCTGTTGGTCAACAAGATATTCATTTTATTCCAGTTATATCTGGTGCTGGTAGAGGATTCGGAAAGATATTATTAGGGGCACTTTTAATAACAGGAGCAGTAATGGCAGGAGGAGGATTTGGTGCTTTAAAAATGTTTGGAGGAGAAGGCTTGGTTTTTGCTGGAGGTAAGTTCGGTGCTGCTTTGGGAGGCATGGCAATGAATCTTGGAATTGGTTTAACAATAATGGGTGTAAGTGAAATGCTTTTTCCATTACCAGAACCACAAAAATTTAATTCAGAAGAAGATCCGCAATTATCTTTTAACTTTAGTGGAGTACAAAATACATCAAGAGCAGGCACTCCCGTTCCAATAGTTTATGGTGAAATAATTACAGGAAGTGTTGTAATAAGTGCAGCGATTGACACTAATCAGGTAGAAGCATGACAGACGAAACTAAACTTATCAGAGGAGCAGGAGGTCCTCCAAAACCACCCCCACCTCCGTATCGTGCTCCCGATACTTTACACAGTAGAAGTTTTGCTACTGTTCAAGATTTAATATCTGAAGGTGAAATTGAAGGTTTTGCAAGTGCATCAAAAGAGGGTCTTACAAAAGGAACAACTGCATACGACAACGCAAGTTTAAAAGATGTTTTTCTTGATGACACACCTATACTCGCTGCTGATGCTACAAGTGCTAGTCCTGCCGATGCAGACTTAAACTTCCAAGATGTAACTTTTAAATCTAAGTTTGGAACGTCAAACCAAACTGCTATGAGCGGTATTCCTGCTGAAAGCAGATCGCCTACTGGTGTTTCTGTTACTGTAACTACTTCTTCTCCTGTTACTAGACAGATTACAAATACAGATGTAGACGCAGTAATTGTTACTTTAACTTGGCCTCAAATACAGGTAGCTGAAGATGACGGAGATATTAGAGGAGACACTGTTGAATATAAAATACAAGTTCAGCATGACTCAGGAGGGTTTGTAGATAAAATAAGTGCTTCTGTCAGTGGCAGGACAGCAGATGCTTATGCCAGAGATCATAGAATCGAACTAACAAGTGGCTTTACAACTGTAGATGTAAGAGTGGTTAGAGTCACAGCAGATAGCACAGATGCAGCAAGAGTAAATGCTTTTCAATTTACTAGCCTTCAAGAAGTAATAGATAACAGTTCAACTTATGCTGATAGTGCTTATGTTGCTCTTCGCTTAGATAGTAAACAGTTTAATCGTATTCCAACAAGAAAATACCGTATTAGAGGAGTAAAGGTAAGAATACCAGGAGCATCTGCTTCTGTTGTTTCTGCAACCTATACTCAATCCACAACTGTTGTAACTGTTAGTAATAACAATCATGGTTTACTTGTTGGTGAATCAGTAGTATTCACTGCAACTTCTGGTGCTGGAGTAGATGGTACTTTTGTAATTCAAACTGTGCCCGATGCAAATTCATTTACTTTAACTTCTAGCACTTCTCAAACTGTTACAACATCAAATTGCACGTTTGCTGGAACCCCAAATGTTGATTTAGCTACAGGAAGAATACGCTATCCAAGTGGTTATATTTTTAACGGAGTAATGGCAGCAGCAACCTATACAAATTGCCCTGCCATGTGTTTACTTGATTTACTTACAAACACCAGATATGGTCTAGGCAATCATGTAACAGACAGTAATTTAGATTTATTCAGTTTTGTAGCTGCAAGTAAATATGCAAACGAAGAAGTAGACGATGGAACAGGATCAGGTACAAAAGAAGCTAGATTTAGTTGCAATGTAAATATTCAAAGCCCAAAAGAAGCGTTTGCAGCAATAAATGATTTGGCTGGTGTTATGAGATGTATGCCAATATGGTCTGCTGGAGGTATAACTTTATCGCAGGATAAAGAAACATCAGCGAGTTATTTATTCAATTTAGCTAATGTTGGACAGGGAGGTTTTAGTTACTCAGGAAGTAGTTTAAAAACTAGACATAGTGTTGTGTCTGTTAGCTACTTTAATATGGATTCAAAAGAAGTAGATTTTGAAGTTGTAGAAGATAGTACTGCTGTAACTAAATTAGGAGTAATTACAAAGCAAGTAAAAGCATTTGCCTGTACTTCCCGTAATCAAGCAGCAAGATTAGGTAGAGCAATACTTTTTGCAGAACAAAATGAAAGTGAAACTGTTACTTTTCAAACTTCAATAGACGCAGGGATCGTTGTAAGACCTGGTTCTGTTATTGAAATAAATGATCCAGTAAGAGCAGGAGCTAGAAGAGGAGGCCGAGTAGTAGCTGCAACTACTACTACTGTAACTATTGATGCTGTTGGAGATACTACACTGTCTGATCTAAGTAATTCTGTTACTATTGCTGTGATTTTACCTGATGGGACAGTTGAGACAGGTGCAGTCTCAAATATTGTCGGTGCTGTCTTTACTGTAAATAGCGTTACTAAGTCTGATGGAACTACTCAATCTGCATTTAGTTCCGCACCAAATGTAAATGCACCCTATTTAATATCTAGTACTGACTTACAAACACAACTATTTAGAGTTATTCAAGTAGAAGAACAAGATAGTATTAGTTATGTAATTTCAGCCTTATCTTATGTAGAAGGAAAGTATGCGTTTATTGAAAATGGCACTGCTTTACCTACACGAACAATATCCTTATTAAGTGCACCAGCTTCTCCTCCAAGTAACTTAGGTGTTCAAGAAAAGATAGTAACTCTTAACGGTATGGCTAGAAGTAAATTAATTGTAGATTGGCAACCTGTAGATGGAGTTACCCAATATTTAGTTAATTATAAATTTGAAGATACTAACTTTATTTCACAAGTTGTATTCAGTAGTGATTTTGAAATTTTAGATAGTAAAAAAGGAAGCTATACGATTGAAGTTTATTCGTTTAACGCTGCTCTTACTTTGTCGACAAGTCCAACAAGCACAACATTTGTCGCTGAAGGTAAAACTGCTTTACCAGAAAATGTTTCTAATCTAACTATTGAATCTATAAACGACCAATTTGTAAGATTAAGATTTACACAAGCTACTGCTGTAGATGTTCTTCACGGAGGTCGGGTTTACATACGACATACAAATTTGACGGGAGGATCTGCTACTTTTCAAGCTGCTCAAGATATTATTGAAGCTGTACCTGGTAACGCTACAGAAGCAATATGTCCAGCACTTCCAGGAACTTATCTGGTAAAATTTCAAGATGATGGATTACGCTTCAGTGCAACAGAGGCTTCAGTTTCTATTACACTGCCAGAAATACTAGATTCTATAACTGTAAAAACTGATAGAGAAGATACAGACAGTACACCTTTTAACGGAACAAAAAGTAATGTTGTATTTGATTCTTCAAAAGGTGGATTAAAACTTACAGATCCTAGTGCAAATGCAACTGGAACATACGACTTTGTAGAAACTCTTGATTTAGGTGGCACATTCTCTCTTACTTTAAAACGTCATTTTCAAGGTGCTGGTTTTTATGTAGGAGATTTATTTGACAATAGAACAGCAAACATTGATACATGGACAGATTTTGATGGGTCAATAGCTAATGATGCCAACGCTGTTCTAGCTGTGCGAACAACAACCGACAATCCAAGTAGTTCTCCCACCTATGGATCGTTCAACACTATGGCTAATGGAATATTTAGAGGTAGAGGATTTCAATTTAGGGCAACTTTAGAAACTGCTGACGTTGCTCAGAATATGAATCTACAGCAACTAGGATATACTGCAACTTTACCATCGAGAACCGAACAATCTGCTGTTATCGCATCTGGAGCAGGAGCGAAATCTGTTACATTTACAGCACCATTTTTTGTTGGAACGTCTGGGCTTGGTAATTTAAATAACTTCCTACCTTCTGTTAATATCTCTCCACAAAACATGGCAACAGGAGATTATTTTGAACTTAGCAGTATATCTGGAACTGGCTTTACAGTTCACTTTAAAAACTCAAGTAATGCTAGTATTGA